CGTCTTTTAATTTTACTGCTGTTTGTTTCATCTTAATTTATTTTACTTTTTATTACTAATTTTCTAAATTCATTTTTAAAATTCCAATATGTTTTTTAATTTCATCTCTGTATTGTTTAGCGATCACCCATGGTGCCGTGGTACAATTAAAATTATTTTCATTTATAAATTGTTTTACTCTGGTTTGTTCTTCTTGTAACAGATTTATCTGTTTTTTAATTTCTTCGCCCATATTATTTATTTTATTTAATGTTTCTTGTTTAGGTTCTTCTTGTGGAATGATGATTTTGTAATTCTCGTAAATACCTTCTTTAATAGTACCATCAGCAAATCTATCAATGTATTTACCATCTTCCATTCTTTCAATCTCAACACACTCACAACTTGGATTCTTTACAAACCAATTCAAGAACTCATCATCAATAGCTTGAACACCATCTGCAATTAACTCTGGGTCTGTTGTTAGAATGATTTTTTTGCAAGCATTTAATACTTCAGTAACTCCATCTTGAAATCTAATTATACCTATATTTGATTTAATTTCTACTACTTTATGGACTAATTCTTCAGAACATAAACACCAATCTCCTTCTTTAATTTCTTTATCAGAAGTGATGTAGATGTGTTGAGGTAAAACATTAATAGTTTTTTCATGCAAAATAGGTTGTAAATACAATTTATTTTCTATTGTATCAATCATTAACCTACTTAGTTTTTCTGTTGGTAATAAATGTATGTTTTTCATATTTTTTTTATTTTTTAATTTCTTATACAAACTTAAACAATCTATTTTGATTTGAAAAGTATTTTTAGTTAAAATGGGGGTAAACCCCTATGAGAATCGGTGTAAATACTATTCTTTATATTTGTAATTTTCAAACTTTTTGTTTTTACTAATTACTCTCCACCTTATCGTAACCATTGGGATATTAAGTGTTTTGGACGCTTCACCAGCCGATCTGTATTCAACATCATCAATTATTATAGGTATATTTTGTTCTCCGTGATATTTTCCTTTCTTACCTTCACTTAATTTTTGTTTTGTTTCTTCCGTATGTTGTTTACCAAAGAATGGATTGTTTTCACTACTTCTTGGCCTACATTTGTTACAATGAGTATGACCGTAACCTATTCTTTTCCCACATTCACAATAAACAAATGATATACCACCTTTCCAATTTGGATTCTTATCCATAGGTAATGAAAACATTTCTTTTTTTTCTTCGTCTGTCATCAATTTGTATCTTTTTTTAATCGATTCTGTAATTCTACGAATAATATCTTTTTTATTTGGATTTTTTGTTATGTTGTCACCACCACTAGATTTAATTCCGATATTATATTCTGGTTTTAAATCTAAATAATGTTGTTCTCTTTCAAGTAAAATTTTTTCATCACAGAGTTCAATAATTTCAAAAATAAAATTTTCTTCTCCGTATTTGTTCCAAGCGTTAAGCAATGGTGAATTATGATGTTTTCCATTGTTTAAGTTATTTTTATGTGTTCTCCATCTTTTTTTAATGTCTTTTGACGAACCATAATAAATCTTTCCATTTACCAAATTTTTTATTCTATAAATACCAACCATAGGACTACCTTTTAATATAAATATCTACAAAAGATAAAAAGTTAAATGGTAGTCCTAAAAATTAATTAGAAAGTGGAAAATATATTTTAGGGTGTGATTGGTAATTTTCCAACGTAAAGAAATCCGGTCTAAATTTTTCAATCTTTTCAGTAAACGGTATCTCACCAACAAGTTCTTTATCCATTAAGTAATGATACTCGTCCAGACACAATAACTTTGGTAGTGGGTATGGTTCTCTACCAATCTGTTCCTTAACACCTTCAATTTGATTAAGATAAATGTGACAATCACCTAAATTTCCAATCAACTCATCCGGAACCATATTAACTTCTTTTGCTATTATCGTTAAGAGTAGTGCATATGATGAGATATTCATTGGGATCCCAAGCGGAAAATCACACGATCTTTGATTCCACATTAAAGAGATTGCTCGTTTAGGGATGTTTGCCTGATTTACATCTAATTCTGCCAAACTGTATTCATACCAACCTGCATTATTTGTTTGGATTTTTTCTACACCGTATATTTCAACTCTTTCCTCCAAACTCAACTCTCTTGTATAAACTTGAAATCCGTAATGACAAGGTGGAAGTGTCATTTGATCTAATTCACCTACATTCCAGGCTGAAACCATCAGGCGTCTTGAGTCTGGGTTTGTTTTAAGGTCGTTGATTAGGTTTGCGATTTGGTCTTCATAACCTCTAACCCATTTTCCTTCTTCTTCAAATGGATTTTCAATACCCGCTATTTGATTATGATGTTGGTTGATTCTATTAATATCTCTGAATCTAATTTTGTTCCATTTTCTCCACTGCTTACCATAAATTGGACCTAAATCACCCCACTTCTTAGCAAAATCTGCATCTGTTTTGATTTTGTTGATGAATTCTTCTTGTGTTAACCAAGCATGAGTTTTTTGGTTGAGTCCACCCATTTTACCTTCCCAACCTAAATCAGTCTTTTTAAATCCATTTTTTATCATGAATGATTTATATACATCACCATCCCAAATATGACAATCATTATCAACAAGATATTTGATGTTTGTATCACCCCTTAAAAACCATAACAATTCTGTTACAATGCCTTTCCAATACATTTTCTTTGTTGTAAGTAATGGAAAACCCTCACTCATTTTATGTCTTATCTGACGACCAAAAACACTAATGGTTCCGGTCCCTGTACGATCACTTTTTTTGATTCCATTATCCAAAATGTCTTTGAGTAGTTCTTGATATTTTTTATCAAGTGTGTTTCTGCCTTGGATATTTTTATTTAATTCGCATTCAACAAAACCTCCAGACCCTATTGTTGTTGGTAATTTATTTTCTTCCATAATTTATTTTAATTTTGTCACATCGTCATAATGTATTCCACATCTTCTACAAACCAAGTAATCATCTGTAATCCAACTTGAATGTCCTGGACCCATTATTCCATTACTTTTTCTTTTTATTCTTTGTATCTTATCAGTTGATTTGCAAAGAGGACAATTTATTTTATCAATTCGTTCTTGTTCTAATGCTTCTTCTGTTCGTTTTCGTTCTTGTTCTTCTAATTCTTGTTTTTTTTGACTTTCATACCAACTAGATAGATCAAGAGGTTCGGCTTTCCAATTATTTTCTATTTTAACTCTTTTACTCATCTTTTAAAATACGATTTAAATTTCATCCAAACTATTTCAGGATAGTTCCATAACCACCAAAAAAATATATAAATTTTTTTCATCAGTCAATCATTTTATAAGTTGTTGATTTAACTTTATTAGCTTCTTCTATCCCATCTTTATTTTTATAATCATCAATAACTTTTAAGGCCGACTCTTCGGTGGCATATCCCACAGTTATTGTTTCAGATAATCCAAATGTGTTACCGTGAGCGTGAACTATTGTATACCAAACAATTTCTTGTTTTTTAATCCATAGTCCAGAAATTTTTAATTTACCCACTTGTGGTGTGTAAGTTTTTTCTCCGTTATTTTTTTCTTGTATTTTGATTCTATAGTACGACATATCATTTAGAGTTTTTCCATTCTTTCCAGGTATCAAAATCCTTGAGGGATTCTAATTTTTCATGTTCCATTTCTTTGGCTTGGTTAACTATTAATTCAAATTCTTCTATAGAGTTATGAACATTATTTTTAATTTGCTCAACTAACCATTCAACCGGTGTCTTTTCCATATTATAGTTTTTCAAATTCTTCTTTCACTAAATCTATTTCTTCATTCAACCCCTCAAGTGCTTTGGTTATCATTTCTTTAATAAGATCCCTATTATAGAGACTTACCTCTTGTTTGCTAGGATAAGCACCTCCCCTTGAATATCCGATTGTTGCTCCTAAACTACAAGATTTAAGTGCGGATTCCAGTTTATACTTTTGTGTTTCCAACCTATCAAGGTCTCCTTTAATTTTTTTTGCCTGTTCAAATTTTTCTGCTTCCATATTATAAACATAATTAAGTTTTTTTGATGTGTCAATTGGTTAATATTAAAAATATAATTTACATAAAATAAATTTATTATTTAATTTTGTTTTTTGTAAATAAAAATAACTTACATTTGTATTATGAAAAAGTATTATTATATATCAGTATTGTTTTGGGTAGTTTTTATTGTTGGACTATTCTATTTTGGTGATCCAGAAACAACATCTTGGAATAAAGTAAATTTCCCGTATTTACTTGAAAAGGACTATACTAGTTTATTTAGTTTATCTACTAAATTTTTTGAAATTAACTTAGAAAAAGATAGTTTCAATTATTGTTGTGATGTTATAAATTATTTTGGGAATGAGTTAGGGTTTTCCTATACTCAAATGAACTTAATCATTTTTGTATTCGGGTTGCCAGTAGTTATTATTAATTTATTATTGATACTAATATTACAATTTTTTGAAATTAGAAAATTAAGTAGTCGTATCTAATGGTATTTCAATTTTAATTTGTGGTTTTAAGTTTGGACTTTCTTCTGGATTTTCAAGATATCCTAAATGTCTTATTGCAACATATGCGTTAACATCATTGTCATCCATTACTTTTTTAACTTTTTGTGGAAACGTTAAACCTTCTAAATCTTCCGGTTTTGTTTTTGCGTCAGGTATTTTCTTAAAATCATAAACATCAGTAACAATTATTTTATCATTTTCAACCTTATATGAAAATCTACCTAATGTAGTTGCAATCATAAATTTTGGATTGGCCATGACAGTATTTTTTAACATCTCTTCAGTTTTTACACCTCCAGGTCCAAACCATTTTTCTACAATATTATCACCATAATCAACATATTCAGTGGAACCCTTCTTAATTTTTCCGGTTCTTTTAATTGCACTATCCACAACTTTTTTTATAACATTTAATTGTGAACTTGAGAAATCTTTTTCAGAAAGATCTCTAGCAAAAAATAACTGAACAACATTTGGAAATGTCTTTCTAACCCAATTTTTAAAACCATATAAAACAGGTGATATTATTTTAAGTGGGTCAAATGAACTTTCAGTTTTTTTATTTTTATTGAATAGTTGAGTATTTGAACTTTTCCAATCTTTTATTGGATCTATTATTTTGAACTTATTTTTAATTGTATTTTTTACTTCTTCATCTTTAACAAGAATCCATTTAGGACTTGGTCCTTTTTTTGCGTAATAAACTTTTTCATTATATGTAGCATATTGATATGGGTCATTGCCAGTACCATCTTTTGTATAAAACGTATTTGGCATTCCTGGTTTAGATAGGTCTTTTGCAATATATGGTTTATCTGAAAATTTTTGTTTAATTGCATCTATAGCCTCTTGGTTTTTAGATTGTATCCATTTAGGATTAGGTCCTTTTTTAGCAAAAAAATATAAATTATTATAACTACGATATTGATATGGATCATTACCAGTACCTTGTACTACTTTTTCTTCAGTTGATTCATTAATTATTCTTTTAATTAACTTTGTTAGATCTGATTCGGTAAGTTTTATTACTTTTTTCATAATAATAAATATCTGATAGTTTTTATTTTTATAAATCCCAAATATCTTTTCTTTTTTTATTTGGAAAACGATATGAAAACCATAACATTAGTTTTTGAATTAATCTTTTAATATTGGTTTTTTCTTCTGTTTTAGGTTTAGGAAATCTTCCGTGATTTCCCATACTATCGTAATCGGTACACTCAATCATTTTATTTAAACTGTTCTTGAAGTCTTACATTACTTTCCCACGCTCCAACAAATTCTTCAAAAGTAAATTCTCTTAACTTATATTCGTTTGGGTCGTCAGTTATATAATCATAATCCACATCTTCCAAGGTTTTAACAAACTCAAGGTAGTTTTTATATCTCTTTTCAAATGTATCGTCAATGACGATTTGTATTGGTTCTGGGAATAACATATTCATCCCTATTCCTAAATTTACTTCTATTGTTTTCATTTTTTATATTTGTTTTTTAAATATTCATTCCATTGTTCTTGTTTTCTTCCATTGATAAAGAACCAACCCCAGTTTAGTTCAAACCACCTGTTTAATTTCTTTAACATATCACTTTTTTTATTAAGTATAAAAGAATTTATATTATAACTCAACCATTATAAAAACAATTTTTTGGATTGTTTGTCACGATGAAATTTAATTGCAAACCGGTGAACTTCCTCCTGGATTTTACCAAACATTGTAAAATTCATATTGTCTTTAATATCAAATTCGGAACCATCAACTTTATGAATAATAGATGATTTGTGGTTTGAATCTTTTGATATTGAAATAAGGTCCACCTGGTTTAATATTCCAAGTTCTTCAAATACTCTTCTTGCAATACCAAGTTGTCCTTTACCTCCATCAATCACAACAAGATCTGGAAGGTTTTGTTTTTCGTCAAGTAATCTTTTGAATCTACGATTAAGTATTTCATCAAACGATGCGTAATCATCAATACCATCTACGGTTCTGATAATATACTTACGGTATTCAGATTTAACTGGATTGTCGTTCTGGAATCTAACAGAAGCTGCAACATTGGAATCACCCTGGTTGTGTGAATTATCAAATGCTTCAATTGTTTGAGGAAGATTAATAAGACCAAGGATGTTTTTCACATCAAAAGCTTTCTTGTTGTATTTCTGTAATCTTATAACATTCAACTTACTATCGATACTTTCCAAATTTGTAAGTTTTGATAATAAGTGTTGTGCTTTTTCAAACTCCAGATTGTCTGAATGATACTTCATAGACTTCTTCAACTTTGTTTTAAGACTAGAAATATCAAGTGATAGAACTTTTTTCACATCACGAATAATCTCATTGTAATAAAACTTTTTGATATTGTTTACACAAGG